GATCTCTTGTCTTTAAATGAATCGATGATTGTTTTATTTTTATCTGAGATAATAAAATCAGATAATGTCTTCGGTCTCCATTTCTCGACCCAAAGATTTGAAAAATCGTAATTCATTATTTACCTGAAGAGCCGAATCCCTTTTCACCACGGGTAGTTTCCTGAACTTTACCCCATTCAACAGGCATAGAGATATTAAAGTAAATAGCAAACTGTGCTATTCTGTCACCTACATGTACATGGTAGTCAGTATCTGAGAGATTATACAACTTAACACCAGCATCCCCTCTATATCCACTATCGATAATACCTGGATGTGCCATAATACTATGCTTAAACCCTAGACCGCTTCTGCTTTCAACTTTAATCCAATATCCTTCCGGTATTTCAGCAAATTTAAGACCTACATTAACAACTGCAAAGCTACGAGCAGGGATTACCTTATCTTCAATGCTATACACATCATATCCCGTATCAGATTCATGATTTTTACTAGGTAACTTAGCTAAATCATGTGTTTTTTCGAACTTTAAGACAGGCAAAAACTGCGTATTAGGATCTCTTTCATTAATATACATACCTCTATTATAATATACCTTTATAAAAATCAATAGTTATTAAATAATAGTATGAGCGATGAGTTAAATGAAATGGTAGGCGATTTATTAGGCCAACTTCAAGAAGCTAATAAAAAAGCTGAAGTAGCTCAAAAAGAGTCTGATCCTTTAACAAAAGAAAACATTGAAAAATTTGTTATAGAGAATGCAGGTAAGCTTGTTAAAGAGAGCTTAGAGGTTGTTACTAATGTAAAAGACTATATTTCATCAGCTCCTGAAAATAAGGATGTAAGCTCTTTGGCTGATTTAATAGCTGCAACTTCTACTGCTATTGAGACATTGAATAAAATTATTGTTACAGATAAAAGGAATGAAACTATTATTAAAGCTAAAGATATGGATATTAAATCTAGAAAAGAATTAAAAGAAGTTGATACTACCACAAAACTTTTAGCTACAAGGGAGCAGGTATTTAAAATGCTTATAGATAGTGCAAATACAAGTGCAAAAACAATAGAAGCTGAAATCGTTAAGTCAGAAAAGCTAGAAGATTAAAAGTTATTGTTATTATTACAAGTAAAGAATTTATCAAATAAATTCTTAAATATCTGCTTAAAGTCAGGCTTTAGTTTTTGAAGTAACTTCTTAAAATCATCTTTTGAAGGTAATTTGGGTAGCATTGATAGTAGCTTTTTGTATAAATTTTCAGGGTCAAATTCGATATCAAAAACAAATGATGTATCAATCTTGCCTATAATAGGTAATTCAAAGTTACAAATAATACCTTTTACACTTTGCGCAAGTTCAAATACATTATTAACGCTATTAAGATCAAAACTTGTAAAGCTACCTAAATTTGTACGTGTTATAAGTGCTGAGATCTCGGGAATTGATCCTAAATTTATTGAAGGTAATATTCCGTTGGTCGAGCCGTTAATTTGAAAAGAATCTCCTAATATAGAGAATGGGTTTTGTGTTAATGCGCCAATATTACCTATTGAATCTCTTATAGGAATAACTAGACTATTAACAGCTTCACTAAATGGTGATAATGCTCCGCCTAGGCCTAGTGAATTTAACGGGCTTAGCGCTGCATCAATTCCAGGTATATTGCTTATATCAATTTTATCTAAAACGTTGTTAAGAGCATTTAATGATTGATTAGGTAGAGACATTGTGCTTTGAGAAATGTTGAGTTTATTCACAGCAAATTCAGTAAGCGAAGCGGGAACAGGTATTTTATATGTTTTTTCTTGAAATAAAAATCTATTATTAATGGAGCTAGTAGTGATATTAGGAGCAAGAGGGTCTCCTGAATTTAATCTCTCTACACTTATAGTGTTTGCAATTGTACGGGTACTCGCAGACTCTTTAATCTTCTTTTGTAATAAATCTAGCTTTTGTCTAGTGCCTTCAATATCGAGCTCAAACTCTATATTCGCTATATGCTGTTTATTAAATGCAGGAACAATGCGAGGGCTGTAGCCTGTTCTATCATTTATAGTGTTAAAATATGCAATAAATTCGTAATACTGCTGACCAAATTGTGAAACTAATTGCTGTACAATGCCCTGCAATTCATTAAAAAATTCTATAGCAAAATTCATGTCTCCAACTAAATTTGTACCATGTGATTGTACAGAAGTTGCGGCCATTGTTTCTAGAGCATTAGTTGACTGCTTACTAACGCGTTGTAAGTTAATTAAATTAGCTCTCATTAAAGATGTATTTTTTTTACCTAAGTCGCGCATTATATCTCTAGTATTTTGGCTTATTTTGCAACTTAAAGTTGGAGGTATTGATACTGGTATACCTTGATTACACTGAACATCCCAAAGAAGACCTGTTGCATCATCAATTTTTGAATTAACATTTGCAAGTATGCCTATACTATCGCTCATATCACCCAGATATGAGTAATTCTTGGTTTTTGAAGCACTAAACCCCTCTATAAACTCTTCAGTAAATTCCTCTAAATTAAATGTATCTACATTACGATCTACTGTACTACTAAATCTCGATTCTTGACCTTTTTTAATTTCTGCTTTTATAACGTCTAAAGATGATTGATATTTTTTATACCAAAAATATATAAAATCGTTATTAAATGTTCTAAGTTTTTTATTATCTAAGTCTTTAAAGAAGCTAGCTACATTAGTAACCGGATCACCACTCTTTAAAGCATTTCTATAATCTATACTTGCATTTGTTTCATCAATAAAATCACCCAATTGATCAGATATAGCTCCAACTGCAGTTAAGTAGTTTGAATATTCATTGAGAAATTTAGTAGAATTTGCTACATTAGCATCAACTAATTCAGGATAAAGTGTTCTTGTTAATGTTTTAATCATATGCTATTAGTATTTAAAAAGAGATTATTAAAACTGTATGTTTTTACACATCTAAGCTCTGTAAAATACTCATTACCTTTGAAAATATGATTTACTTCTATTACAAAATATATACCAAGCATTTTACTATCGAAATCACTGTATGAAATGGCTCCATCGCGATTTATACCTATAAAATAACCTGATTGTCTGTGTGTTGATCCAGGTACTTTAAAGATAACTGTATTATTAAAGAATATATTGTTATATATAACTCGATTTCTACCTAAGCTTAATCTTTGATCCGCTTCATCTTCGATTACAGAAAATATATTCTTAATATTTTTTTGTTCTTGTCTGTTTTTTCCGGGAAAAAAGTTTGAAAATGCACCGGATTCAGAAACCGTATCAAAAGGTTTTACATAATTATCGATATATGTATCAGTAATATGATTGATATCGTTTTTTTCAGAGTCTATTGAAAACTGCTTGTTAATGTAGTTGTAACTATGTACATTCGTTGAAGCTATTTCTTGTTGCGAGTGTATACCAGGCATTGGATCGTATACCAAGTTGTTTATAGTGCCATACTTATCGAGAAATAATGCAAGCTGAGGTGTAAAATTAGCAGGTTCAATAAAATAGTTTTTTGTATCGTCAGAATATAGCCCTAATTTAAAAGTTTCTAGATAAAGCTGACCACCACCTGTTTGACCACCACCTGTTTGTAGGCTATTGCTGACAGGTGGTGTTATTGCATTTTGAAAATAGCTTTTTAAACTTTTTAATGAAAATTTATTAGTACTTCTCTCTAATTCTAAAAGCCCCATATCATAATTGTCTTTTTCACTAGAGACATGGCGTGATATCAAATAATTTAAACAATCTATTCCTTTATATCTGGCTGGTGATGCAAAAAATATACTAGTACTACCTTCATCAAAATTTTCATTAAAAGTTACAGTTTCTCCTTCACTATTAAAGAAATTATTTAAAAATTCTTTAATTGCAGTGCCTGTATTAATACTTCTTTCATCATCATCGAGATTAAGAACATTATCCGTTTTGCTTTTATCTACAAAATTGGCTGTAGAGAAGTAAGAATTTTTTTCAGTTAGTAATTCATAATGTGTATCCCAAAAATATAATTTTTTAAATTTCTGACCGGGTTGATCGCCTTCAATTTCTTCTGTTCTATAGATACTGAAAAGAAAATATAGCCGAAATAGCAAGTCAGAATTAGCTCTATCAAATTTAGTAGAGAGTTCTGATTCGTTTAATTTTGGAATAATTTCAATTTCTAAAAAGTCTCTTGAATCTCCTTTAAAAATAAAGCCTTTATTAGGAGTAAATCTTCTAGAAGTATTAATGCTTATTTTATCATTATTTTGCAAATCGGTTATTCGTTCAACAGCGTCAAATGTATTATTTAAAATTAAATAGCCTTGATGAAAGGGGTTTGTAAGAGAGTCTTGTATTACTAGTGTATTAATTGACCCTATCTTTAATTGTTGTGATCTTCCATCTGAGGAATTTAGTATAACGTTAAAATAATAGGGGTTATTATTAATAACGTCACTAAAGCGATCCTGATTCGTTAATAAATCACTTTGTGTTATTTCTGCCATAGATTTATTTAGTTGCTAAAGTATTCTTAATCTCATATATAATTCCTGGAACATACTGAGTCTTTATTATTTTTAATGAACTTCCTGCTTTAGCGAAATCAACAGGATTATAGATCTGATTAGTAAGACAAATTAGCCACCAAAGTTCAATTGTTTTATAAGCATTAAAGCTTACGGTAGTCCAAGGCATTCTACTAGAAATTAACATATTATAAAATTTTGTTCCATCGATATTATTAGGTAAAAATAGAGATTGAAGTAAATTATAATAGTATTGATTGTCTTTGTTTTTATAAATTTTAAAAATATTTTCATATCTAATACTGTTCAAGCTAGGTAAATCAGTAATTGAGTTTTGAAATTGCCCTTCCATATTAGACAGTTCCTCCAAAGACTCCTGGCTCTGTAGTTACAGCAGGACTACTGTTTATAAGACTGTACATAAAATTTTTTGTTTCCGCTAGTAAGCTTTTTACAGTTATACGTATTAAGTATGCATCAGGTACAATAGTTTTAACTCTTTTTGAAGTTTGTTTATTAAAAAATTCACTTTTATAAAATGTTGGTAGGGGAAAGAACTGATCAAACGAACTTCTTGGAGGGCCATTAATATTAAAAGTCTGGTCTGTGTTAAGATTGTTTAATATATTTGAATTATTTTCTTCGCCTAGTTGAAAGGGAATGTTTGTTGTTTTAAGGTTATCTGTAAAGCTTAAATTGAATTCAAGCTCTCTTCTGGAGCCCTGAAATTCTACAGCAATGTTTGAAAGATAGCAAAATGGTAAAAATTTTACACCCGGTATATCTAATTGATAAAGTACAGGCGGATCGATAATAGACACAGAGCGTCTTGATGGTTTATTATTATACAAGAGTAAAAATAGCAATTCCCAATTTCTTACAACATCATCGAATGTAGCGCTTCCAGTATTAATTAACGGAAATGTAAAAGATATTTCTTCACCTTCAACTGAATAATTATAAAGCTTAGCCTTTTCAACAAAGCTAATATCTGAAGGTTTATTTAATGTAGTCAGAAAATCGGTAAAATCAGTTAATCCATCTACTGCCATTTTAGCTATTCCGCTAAAATTTGTATTACTATCTCCCGAATAAACATTAGCTTGTGCACTAGAGTAATTATCAAAATAAGGTAAAATAAATTTCCACCCTGTATCTTCAGTTATATATAAATTCTCATAAGGTCTCATTAATGGATTTTTAAAGACAGGATTATTATCTCTTAATTCAGGTACAATAGTTTCAATAAATTGTGTAGCGCTCTGCTTAGCATTACCTACCGCATTACTTGCGTTACTTAAATTAGTAGTAACATTATTACCCAATAATTGTCTCGCTAGTGGGTTTTGAGATAATTGATTTAAAGTATCTTGTGTTACAGTAAACGCATTTCCAAATGCATATTTTAACTGAGATATAAGAGTATTTACCTTTTGTCTCTTTTCAGTTAAAATAACTCGCGGTACCTCTTGGCGACTTTCTCTTAGTTTTGAATATGTCCAATAAAAGTCATTTACTACGTCAACAACACTTCCATTAATTACAGATCCATCAGAATTTGTAGAACTCGCGTATGCTGTATTGTTTGGTGAAACTAAGAAAGGAGGTGTTACATTAATATCTCTACCAAAAGTCTCATTACTTACTTCATTGAACTCTCTTGATCTATTAATTGAAAAAACGTGTTCCATAATTATATTTATGCATATATAGATTTACTGAGATCTTCCATTTGAAACTCATAATTAGATGCTGCTTTATTTGAAAAATTATTGAAATTCGAATTACTATTAACTATTACATTGCTAGATTTTAATGTATTACTAGCTATAGTAGCTAATGAAGTATTATTTCCAGCTTGAGTTTTAAGCAATGCTTCTAAAAGAATAGCATGTTTATTAAGCCCATTGAGAATATCATCTACCATTTTCTTAAAATCTACTTTATCCATATTCTGATTCTGATTTGTTTTTAACTGCTCTATAGCTTTAGAATCGTCAACTGGCTGTAATTTTTCTTGTAGAGATGCTTGCTTATAGACTTCTTTAACAGCCAGATCTCTCAAATCATTTCTAGCTTTTTCTACAACTTCTTTACCTTCTTCTAGCTGCTTAACTCTTTCAGATCTATCGCTAATTAAATCTTTAAGACTTTCAGTAGCACCTTTGGATAGCCAAGCTGTTACCCCGCTCACTATACCGGTGACTACTCCACCCGTGAGTGAACTTGCAATAGGATTCATAAACCCAGGTGATCCTGGTATAGCGGATGAAACTAATCCCACTGCAGCGCCTGGGACAAACCCAGCACCTGCAGCAGTTAATCCTGCACTAGCTGCAGCAGCATTTGGGTCATTTTCAAATTTTATGCTTTTGGAGTAATCTTCAATCTTTTCAGTTAGATCTTTTCTGAATTGAGTAAATGAATCAACAGCTTCAACTGTCTTACCTACAGCTTTATCTAGAGCTGCTTCTGGTCGATATTTATCAGCATCACTTTCTGTAAGTGCTTTAAAAACAGCGCCAGCTTTACCAAAAAATCCTTTTGCATCTTTTATAGAAGATAATTTATCTAGAACAACGCGTACTGTTCTAAGCCCGTCAGATAAAGCAGGAGCGTATTTATCGAGTATAGCAAAACCTTTGGTCGCTCTTGATTCATCTTTACTAAAAATATCTGAAATTGCAGTAAAAATATCTATTACAGTTGAAACAACCATGCTAATTTTTTCAGAAATCTCGGTAAAAATCGCATTAAATACATCGCCAATGTTTACATCTAAAGGTCCTTCTTGACCGAACAATTTTTTATCTGCAGCAAATACAAATGCTTTTTCAGTTAGCATAGATAAAAATTTCGTTACGGGTGATAGTACGGGAAAATAAACAGAAATCTGATTTAATATACCAATTATATCTGTGAAGTTAATGTTGCTACCCTTAGTTGCAACTTCATATAGCTGCACAAAGAGGCTACTGACTTTACCGAAAAAATCTATTACCGGGTTTAAGAAATTTGTGATTCCGTTAAAAATACCATCAACTACCTGTTCAAATGAAAATTGTTTACCAAATAAGCTAAACTGTTTGCTCTTATCTGACTTAGCGTCGTAATCGCCTAGTAGTCTTTGTTTTGAACTACCAAAGAAATTAGCAATAAATTCAGCACCGGGTATAGCAAAAGCTAATCTCTTAATACCTTTTTCAATTTGTCCTTGAGCTATAAGAGAGAATCCATCATAAGCATCGATCAATCTTCCTACAAAAGGTATTCCACGAATAAACTCTTTAAATTCAAGATTCTTTTTATTAAACACATTTAAAATATTTTTTAAGCTTGTAAATACAGCACCTTTTTGAAAATTTTCAAACATTTTTTTCATAGCTGGAATTTTTTGTACTCCAAATGCTAGCCCTGCAATGCCTCCTAAGAGAAGTAATATAGGGCTTAAGAATTTAAATATTGAACCGGATTCTTTCTTTTGAGAAGATTTTACCTCTTTTAATAGCGCACTATATTTGTCTGATTGATCTAAAGCTTTTAAAGATTTCTGCGCAGATTTGGAAAAAGTTACCTCTTGAGGTTCTTTTTGACGCTTATCTCTTTTTGCTTGTGCCTCAGCTGTAATCGCATATCTATTATCTTCAATAGATACCCGTTTATCTAGTATTTTTTCAACATTTTGTAGTATTTTAGTCTGTTGAACTGATTGAAGCTTAAGATCTTCAAACCCTTTACCAAATACAGCGATAAGCTGATCATTAGATAACTCGTCCATTACTAATATTTAAGAGATTAGATTAGTTAGATGGAGAAAAATGCACCATCTACTTCAATATTAATATCATTAATTCTTGTAAATTGATTCTCTGTTTCTCTATAAGACTTAACATATTCTAAAATATTATTAGTTACTGAAGCAGGTAATCTTTCAACTATAGGAATAAGCTCAGCTACATTTGAAGTGTTAAAATCAGCAGTAAAAGGTTTATCACCATTAATAGAAACGCATTTAATAAATTTAATAATCTCGTGAATAAAGAGTTCACCAATTACGTTTTTAAAATCTTTATCCTGTAGTAATTTTATACTTTCTAATGAGTAACTGCTTACAGCTTTATCTAGCGCTAATCTAGGAGCCTGCAATTCAACAGTAATATTTTGATATTCAATCTTCTTCTCAAGAGGTATCTTAATTTCTAAAGTGGGTATCTGATTAACCTTGTCAATTAAATTATATGAATTGTCATCGTACTTATAATTTGAATCTAAGCATTTTGCTCTCAAGGCAATTGCTATAGCTGTTCGATCGAACGTATAGAGATCGCTAACCTTAACAGAGCTATCGATATTTTCTTGAATAATACTGTAAAAATTAATAATAAAAGAAAGCTTAGTGAGTGTTTCGTCAATTGACGTTTTTAAAAGGTTCTTCTGCTGCTTAAGATTAAGATTTTTAAACTTAACTTCTTTTTTAAGAGATGGTATAAATACATCAATAGTATTAGTTCTATTAAGCTCTTCTAACTGTCTCACTAGATCTACTGTATTACTCATGTTTATAATTAGGTCCTTTGTTAGGCATGTTCAACTCTTTGTTTGACTTATTTCTCTCTTCGATTTCTTTCTTAAAGAGGTTCATATATACATTTATCTCAGCAGGTGTGGAATTGTATAATAAATTGCTGCCGAGATTAGCTTTTGTGACAAAATAATACTCAAATTCATAAAGGGAAAGAAGATCTCGCTTAAAGATTATCTTTAAAAATTCTAAAACTGTATTATCCGCAAGAGAAATATTGAGTTCAATTTTTTCATTGGGTAGCTTAAAATTAAGAAGATAATAATTTGCAAAGAATTTTTCTATTTTATTAAAATGCTCTTTGCAATCTTTAAATATATTAGCAGGGAGTAATTCAGCAATATTTGAGTCGTTAATATCGACTTCTTCATTGTTAAATTTAATTTTTTTAATTGTAGTAAGAAAGCTGTTTTCGTTTTTTTCGGTTAATAAAGATAAAGGTAATCCATACTCAACATGTATTTTATTATATATTTTTTCGGTATGCAATAATTCTTCAGGTATTGTAATATCTTTTAATGTTGTAATTATATTGCTTAAATCAATAGAGAGGGGGCTATCTTTTTTAGTGATTTTATCAGGTATTGAAAGTTCAAGAACAGGTGTAATACAAATAGTGCGTATTGTAAGAAGAAGATATAATTTATCAAAAAAAGTAAGCTTAAGGTTTTTTTCTACTAATAAATTATCCAATATTTTATCAAACAAAAGAGATATTTGTTTATTATTATTGTTTAAAAGCGTTTTAACAAGCGATTTAAACGTTGAATACTTTAGCTCATACAAATCAGTGATCTTTCCTAAAGACGGAATATAGCTTTGATATATAAAATCATCCACAAAGCTTATTTAACATGAAAATTATAAAAATCCAAGAGGGTTAATACTGCCAATACCATTTTGAAAGCTTGTAATTCTAGGAATTTCACCGTTAGAAATTCTATTAACAATATCTGCAACAGGTAGATATAGATTATTTTCAACAGTATAATTTGAGTATGTCCAGCGTGTAGAATATGTTGTTAATTTGTCATCTGAATAATCTAACGACTGTTCAGATACTTGATAAGGTACGCAATTGTAAAAGTTAAACACTTTTCTAGGTATCATTGAGATGCTATGTAAAGTTCTTGTATATTCTAGTAAAGTCATGTTTACTTTCATATTTTTAAGGTCTTTGGAGCTACCTATGTCACCGGGACGTGCTGTCATACCATAATGCGATCCTAAAATAACCCACGGTCTAATAACAAAATCAATAAATGATGTATTTGTTTCTCTGAAATCAATAACTAGTGCGGGCGGTTCAGTTGTTCTTCCTCCACCTAAAATACCAGGTAAAAATCCTCTATTATTAGGCACAGATGCAGACATTACTTCATACTGCTCGGTAGGCACTGTTATAGCATGCGCAAATAAGCATCCAATAACTTTTTGTAAAGGAAAACTATTTAAAATAGTAACAGCAGAATCAATATTAAATCCTTTCTTAGAGCCATCTGTTCTTTCTAATCCTTGAATAATATTGCTTCTAAGAGCGCGAGGATAAGCATCTATAACAACTATCCATTGAGATGAATTAGGAATTGCAGTAAACCACGATTCCATTTGAAAGAGGAAATAATCTCTTACACTTACAATTGGAACACCAGGTATATTAAATCCAAAAAGATTAGTTACTTGGGGGGCAAATAATGGGTTATTACCAGTAGCCAGTCCTGTGAAATTTTGTCCTAAACCATTAAGTGCACTCGTAAACGGGTTATTCACTTAATTATTTAGTTTACTACGTAGATTTAAGAGATTTTTCTCCAGTAATGATACGAAACTGTAGCAGTAAATTCAATTGTCTCACCTGTTCCTGTAGCAATATTATACTGTAAGGGTCCAACACTTCTAACTGATGCACCAACTAATTGATACTGTGATTGTTTATTCATTTGATTATCGAGCTGAACGAGATCGATAATAGCCGTTTGTTTGGGAGCGAAGTAATTACCAGTAGAATTTGAATCATCAAAAATATCTGTTGACCACTGTTCGAATTTTTGACGAAGTTGTGAATTAGCATCGGCGTAGAACGTTAATGCATACGCTTCACTGCCTGGGTAGGTTGCATTACCAGGTAAATTAAAGTTTAATCCCATGTAAGGTACAGCAATATTTGTAATAGATCTTTCAGGTAGGGAAGCTGTTTTTACATATACTAAATCATTTTCATCAAACGTTACTGTACTTGCTCCGCCGGTATTAATTGAGAGTACTCTAAAGTTAAAATCACGAGCGAACTCGCGAGTTGAAGCTACTCTGTAAAAGTCAGTAATAAGTTGATTTACATCTGCCATAAAATTATTTATTCCTTATTACTCTTACGAGATAATCTCCTGGAAACTTGTTCCGGTTCTTGTTGCGTAGAAGTTACAGAGGATATATTCAGCAGTACGTACTGGCTTGACATATATATCTACAACTAATGTATTATCATCAATTACTGATGGTGTATTATTTCTTTCGTCGCAAATAATTAGATAATCATATATACCTTGCGTATTCCTAGCATTATCAAAAATAGGTGTTACGCTATTCAATACTTGAGTACGTGTAAAGAGTGTATTTGGCTCGAATACAAAGTATTTAACAGTATCTCTTGTTGAAGTTTCAAGACTTAAGAAAAGTCTGCGTACATTAATTCTATCAAACGCGCTAGGCTTCTTTTGCAGTGTTTTTTGACCAAAGATTACGAAGCCTTCAGCAGGGAAGAATGTAACCGGGTTCAAATTAGCTTTATAAAGCTGATCGCGTTGTTTCTGCTTAGGATAAATTGCAATATCATTAGCCCCTGCAAGAACACCGCGGGTAAACCCTGCAGGTGCATACCATGGCTGATAATTGCTATCTGTATTTGCCATTGCAGCAGCTGCAAAGCCTGAGAACGGTACCCAAACTTCTTGAGACGAGGCAACATCTGATACCTTTACACAATTTGCAAATGTACAAGCATAACTAGTATTTAAAGTAGCAAATTGATTCCTTAATGGCCAATAAATATTGCCAGCAAATGTATTTGTAGGTATATCTAATGTCTTAACATTTGAACCCTGTACAAATATGTTTGTTAAAGGATCTGCGATAAAAATAAGATCTTTACGGTTATCAATTAAAGTTAAGAATGCATTAGCTACACCGTTGTATTGTGAAACAGCTGTTGGTACTGATAGACCATTTTGTGATGTGAGAGAGTTAGTCATCGAATCAAAAGGTATACTGTCATCAAAATAGCCAAGTGTACGTGGATTGAACGAATTGACGTAAACTGTACCCAGACCGGCTTCTAAAGCAATATTAATCGGGAATAAATCAGAATTGTTAACCTTATCAAGAGCTACTTGAAGTTTTGTAGGTAGATTGCCAATTTCTTTTGTAGATAAGTCTTGATTGCTATAGTCACCCAGTGCAATTAGAGCGTCTGTACCGCCGAGAAAATTATAGAATCCTTGAACTTGCGCGACAGGAGCTCCAACTCTTGTTTCATACTCATCTGCTGTTTCGTTAGCTAAAAGATTAAGGGCTGATCTGCTGAGAAAACGAGCTTTCTTACGAGGTATGCCGTTAACATCTAGCCATGTTGTTTGATTTCTATTAGAAATAAAAGGGTTAACTAACACGGTAGCATTTAACGATGATTCGTCAACTTGCTCTAAGAAGAAGCTAGTAGCAGGTCCACCGTTTTCAGTATTAATTTGCCTATTAAAATCGAGCGATCCTACGAAACTTTCGCGTAAAACGTAATCAAGTGCGATTGTATCGGGGGAAAATACTGATTGACGTAAACCGAATACTCCGAGTATGGCTGTATCATCAAACTGTCTGGATGAGATCTCGAATGAAGGAATATTTTCAATTACCTCTGAAACACTGCCAGCTCCTCCACCAACATCAGCAGATAAGCTAAAGTTAAGTCTTGTTGAAGGAATACTTACATAACTATCGCCGTAAATTGCTGCTGCGCTTGTATTAACGGATAATACCGAACCAATACCATTAAAAGGTGTTGCAGGATTGAGATTCAAATTATCAATTACCCCAATATATGTTCCTTCAAATCTGTTATTAATTGTGGATTGAGCTTTATTTAAAATAACTAATCCAGCATTAGCAAGAGAAGCTACTGTACTAAATGTTGTAGCGCCACCTGTATCAGAAGCCCAGTTAAATCCATCACCGCGTAAAATAGATAGATATTCAGCTTGCGTTAATTTGAGATGTGTCGGTTCACCGAAGAAATAAGCTCCGGAAACTGAAAGATTAAGATTTGTTGATGAAGCACCATTAACATAAGATGCAACAGGGTATACCAATGCACTGAAATCATTGCTTGTATCGACGCCAGCATTAGGCCCGTAAGGCAATCTGTAAACTAATACGCTAGCAGGAGACTGCAATACAGCTCTTGTTGTATGATAAAAATATCTTTCAGCAGAATTTGTCGGAGCTCCGAAGACTTGTTCGAATTCTGACAAAGATGCAATACTGATTGGTTCTGAGGAAGGTCCTTTAGAAGCAAATCCGGAGATAAATACTGTTGTTGGTGCTACACCAGCGGTTGCTTGTGTGAAATCTTTCTCAGTAATCTCTACCCCGGGACTTTGAATTGTGCGTGCCATATAAAGTATTTATGGTTTTTTGGATAAAACTTTTTAATTTTTTACAAACTATCTACAGATTCGACTAAAGAAACTAATAATCTTGAATAATTAAAGGTGAAAGTTGTTTCGATTTCACTAGCATCTCTATTATTAAAATTGATACCTCCTAAAGATGTAGGAAAAGCGTTAGTATACACAAATTCTACTGTACGTTTATCATATTCATCTAGAGCAAATATAGATATATTAGCTGCATATTTCATTAAATCGGTTCTGTTATTCTTAACTAAAATATTATCTTTATCTACTAATCCGTCTTCACTGCTAGTAAGAAGATCTAACCATTTATATATTGTCCAATAGTTATTAAACCTATTATCTACTGTAAAATTCACAGTACATGCAGGATATGGTGGTCTTGCATGACTAGAAGCAGCTAATGTTTGACCTGTATATCTTACATTTACAACAGGAACTTCAACATCAGGCACAATAGCACCATATACTGAAAATTGAATAGTGTCGGGTAAAATAGATTGGTTTGTTCTTGTTATTTTTTTGGAAATGTCTTTAAGACCATCAGGAAAATTTAAAACTAAAAGAAATTTGTCTTTTCTTGTTTTATTGAAAGGACTTTGTGCGTAATTTACAAGATTAGCCATATATTAATTTAATCTAGACCACCCCTGAGCCTCAAGATCTTTTAGTTCATCTTTTTCACTACTATTATCACCTTGTATAATAACCGGCAGAGGTACAGCGCCTTGGTCATTTCTTTCATTGCTATATAGTGAAGTAGGGTTAATAAAATATTTTATACCGAAATCTAGCGCTCTAATTTTAAGAGGTTTTTTATTGGTATCAAATTGTTCTATCTCAAAATATTTTTCAACTAGATCATTTTCTAATATCATTAATGCCCATATCAAACTCATAACTCTATCATCCCAATTATCCGAACCGGGTTTAGCAGCCCACGTACCATTAGGGTAGCGAACAAACATTTTTAATTCATTTAGTGTTTTTAAATCATAAATTTTTACCGCTTTAAGTTCATTAACCCAATAACGCATATTCATTACACCTTTATATTTTGAATTTGTATGAGCTTGTACTCCAATTTTATTAAATTTACTTCCCGCAATTTTTGCACCATATGAAACTAAATTTTCATACTGTAAAACATTTTTAAGTTGGTCGACAACCTGAGCGCCACAATTATTTCTTTCAACTAAAGCAAGAGGGCTTCCCCAGTGCTGTAATATTTCATGTAACTTGGTTGTAAAATTGTAGGGGCTAATTATTCTGCTATGGTAAGTCGCAACTTGTTTAATTTCTCTCAAATCAGTAATATCAAGAATTTGTACCACACTTGCTGCTTCACCGACACCCTCACTTATATCAACACCTGCTACATATATCTTGTCTTTACTTGGCTCATCCCAAAGCAAATATTTACCTTCATCGAAAATAAATTTTGGTTCAACGCATTCTTCTTTCATCGCTTCAAATAATGTATCGTCAAGAGCGCTTTCTCCTGTTTGTAGGAATACATTGCCAAACTCTTGATCAAACGCATCCTTGCTTCCTAGAGAACGAATAGTTTTTTCTTTCCATTCATCATCACGACCGGGGACTTCCCACCAATCTACTTTTTCAGCATGCCAGTCGTTATTACCTTCAAGAGCTCCTTGATAAAGATCGTAAAAAAGATTATCTGTTCCATTTGGTGTACTTGCTACGAATATTTTTGATTTTTTAGACGAAGAAATAATTGGATATACAGAACGCCAGAAATCTTCGACCATATGATTATCAATAAACGCTAACTCGTCCAAAATAAGAACATTACAGCTATCTCCTCGGCCTGCATCACTACTTGTTGTCGAAATACCAATACTTGATCCATTACCGAGTGACATCGATGTTTTACCATATTCTATGGTGCCTGGTTTAAGGTAGTTAGGTAGCTTTTCATAAGCTAATCTGATTCTCTTAAAGATATTAATTGCTGTTTGTTCTTTATTAGCTACAACTAAAATACGTTGGTCTTCAAAGAAGCAAGCTATCCATAATGCATATATTGTCATTAAAGTGGTTTTTCCAATTTGACGACTTGCTAGTAAACATACAAATCTGTTGTCTCTCAACCCTCTAAGTACTTTTCTCTGATAATTGTGAAGTTTGATTTTCATTTTACCTTGATCGAGGTTTATTATGTAAAAGAAGTTTTCTGCAAAGTATAAAATATTTTTTCTACTCTTAGCAATATCCTCTACCCATTCAGGGTGGCTAGAGTAATCAAACTGTGCATCAGTTGTTGGTAGATTCTCATTACCTAAATAAAACTGTTTTTCTGGTTTTTTTGGCATATAATATATAAATACTTAATATGAACAATACACGTACATTGGTTGAAATGGGTGATTTTTATGAAAAGAGCATTATTGAAGAAAAGAAATCAGTATTCTCTCCTAAAGGTACGTTTAAGCTAGCTACTGACAAAAAGCCAGTAGAAGCCGTGGCAGATAAGAAAGCTTTTATTGCTAAAAATTCTGGCCCGGAAAACGCTGATAATTTTAAGAAAGATCTTGTAAAGCCTGACGATGCAAAGGATAATAATTTTTATGAGCCTAAGAAATTCTCGCAAAACCTCGAAAAAACAGAGGTACGAACAATAAATACTTCTATGAATAAATCTATTTTTGACAAACTCTACGAAGATGTAATGGGTGGTCAACTTGATGCTGAAGCAAATGATGCTGCAGCTCTTGGCTTACCTACCGGCGACGAAGCAAACGATGCCGGTGAAACAACTGGCGGTGAAGATGTAACATTTACTCTTCCTCGCGACATGGCTCAAAAGCTTTGCGATGTACTCCGCGACGTTCTCGATGTCGAGGGTGATGTAAAAGACGAGCACGAGCATGAAGATGAAGTTTCAGCTGAAACTGCTTCAGATGAAGCAAATGAAGAAAAAGATGACGAGAAAGATGAAGAGGAAGACAATCAAGAGGTAGCTAAAGAGGCTACTGATATGAAGGAACTTCCTGCTAGCGCTGGTGAAAGCCTTCAGAAGAAGGATAACAAGGTCGGTGATGTAACAAAGAGCTTGACCTCTAGTGGCGCTGGTGATGCAAAAGTTACCGATAAGGTTGGTAACGATGGTGAAAAAGGCCATGCATTAGTAGGTGCTGGCATTAAGGGCGGTGCACCCACCTCACCAAAGGGTAAAGCTAACGTTGTCGCAAGTAAGACATCAAAAGTTGGCGCTTACCTCGCTGGATTAAAATAAAACAAAGTCAAAAATAGTAAAATTAAGGGCCTTATTCAATTAAGGCCCTTTTTTTTGCTTAAATATATTATGATGACCTTTAAAGATTTTTATAGTAATAAGCCATTACAGACAAAAAAGCGTCATATGAATCCTATGCTACGTGATGTAAGCTCTCATTCAAAGCACCCCGGGCGTGTTGTTCCTCATATGCATAGAACAGTAAAGAGTAATCAGAAAGTCGAAAATTTAAAAAATAGGAATAATGGTAGATTTGTGTGTAATGATAATGATGTTAGAGAGATAGAAAGTGAGTTTAATCTTCAATTAGATAGAGCAAAAGCAAAATCTTTAGGCAATACGGGTATAACTCTCCGTTTTGATCCTGTATTAAATGCAGCTGTATTAGAGAAGTAATATGGAATCAAAGAACTATTACACCGGCAATATTAACCCTCAAGGAGGTGTTTATCCGTTTTTCTTCGAAGACAATACATGCTTTAGATATACAGATAAAACAAATAATAGCTGTGAAAGAAATACAATCTCTAATTACTGGAGAGAACAAATTAACTTATACGGTCAAAAAGTAGGATATATTGTTAATAATACAACTACATTAAGTGCAGATATGTTATATGGCGAACAACCTACACAAGCATATTCGTCACCACGGTTTATTACTATAGCTATTAATTTAAATGAAAATGCATTAATGCTTAGTAAATTTGGTCTTGTTTCAGATGATGAGGTAACTGCTTTTGTTCATATAAGTGCATTCTATGAAACGTTTGGCTACGGTGCAGAGCCTAAATCTGGTGATTTATTTCAACTAGTTGAGTATGGTAGTGATAGACCTGGTGGTCGTAACGGTAACATTTACGAAATAACTCAAAGATTAGATCAAGATATAGCGCAAATCAATGCACTTGCAGGACATTATGTTTGGTTAATAAAAGCTAAGAGGTTTGAATATTC